ATGGGAATTAAGATGATTGAAGAAATTCAAGCGATCCTACCACTACTCGAAAAAATCTCAGATGGTGCTCTATTTGCCTTTCTAGTCTTTATGCTTGTACAAGTGGTTTCAATACTGATCTGGCCTTTAAGTCTTGTACTTATCTTAGTTAAAGGTTTACCACAGATTATTAAGTCCTTGTTTAGTGCTACAGGTGAGATAGATTTTTACCGACTTAAGTATAAGGGGAGAGAGTCTGGTTGTCATTACATTGGGGATGAAGACGTTCTTACAGAGTTTCTCAAGTCACTCTCTACTACTAGCTACATCCACAGTTCAGATTTGAAGAAGTTTATGGAGAAAATAAAAGATGAGTAAAACTTACGCAGTATGGTCCTGTGCTCACACAGATGCAGGTACCGATAATAACAGGTTCGATTGGTTGGGTAAATTCCTTTACGAACTTAAACCTGATGTTGTCATTGATCTGGGGGACGGTGCTGACATGCGCAGCCTCAACAGTTACGATACACGCTATCCACAAGCCATTGTATCTCAAAGCTACCAAGGGGACATTGAGGCTTATAATGACAGTCAGGAACGCCTACGACACCAGTTTAGGCATCACCGCAAGAAGCGCCCACATTGGGTAGGGTTTGAGGGTAACCATGAGCATAGAATCAAAACGGCTATCAAGCATGATCCACGATTGGAGGGAGAAAAATACGGGGTATCCTTCGGGCATCTTCAAACAGACTACTGGTTCAACGACTACCACGAATACAAAAATTCAGCCCCCTCTATCGCTTCTTATGGCGGTGTCGATTTCGCTCACTACTTTGCTAGTGGTAATTTTGGGTCAGCTACTTCTGGCACTCACCATGCTTACACAGTCATCAACAATCGCCACCGTTCTTCCGTATGTGGTCATAGTCATAAACGTGATGTTTACTTTAAGGATGGTCCCGGTTCTCTGGGCATGGTGGTCGGGTGCTTTAAGGGCAAAGAGGAAGGTTGGGCGGGACAAGCTAACAATGAGTGGTACAAAGGTATTGTAGTTATGCACGATGTTGACAACGGGAGGTTTGAACCCCAGTTTGTATCTATGAAGATGTTGGAAAGGGAATATGGCAAAGCTTGACGGTAGGTTGTGTAGTAAGTGTGAGGAGTTCCTTGGGTGGGACTCCTTTAATAAAAACAAGAAGGGTTTAAACGGTAGGAAAAGTATTTGTAAATCTTGCACTCAAGTTTCGGCCACTAAATTGCTAAACAGCAGAAAAACTACTAATCCAGACCTCGTTAAGCTGATAAACAGGAAGAAGATGTTAAAGAGTAACTACGGGTTAAGTCTAGGTTGTTACGAACTCATGTTAAAAGATCAAGAAGGTGAATGTGGTATATGCAGTGTTAAACCAGAAGGTAACCTTTTTGTAGATCATTGTCACAAATCTGGAGAGGTTAGAGGGCTTCTATGCCAACATTGTAACAGCCTTTTGGGTATGGCTAAGGATGATAGTGCTATTCTAATAGCTGCTATTAAGTATTTGAAGGAATATGGTTAATGGAAGATATCGCTGGTCAAACTTTAGAGGTTGGGGATTTTGTAGCTTACCACAAACCAAGGCGAGAGTATAGTGACTTCAGTGTCCAGAGAGTTTTAGGGTTTACTAAAAAGCGGGTTAGAATATGGACTATACCAAAAAACCGTTATAAGCAACTCACTGTATCAACATGTTTAGCTAAACTACACAATCAAGATGAGAACTATTATGAAAGGTTAGTTAATGGGTAAACGTAGTAACTTCGATAAAATACCCCGTGACTTCTACCCTACCTTTGACACTAATGCTGTACCCCCTAGTTTCATTCGGGAGATTAGGGGGAAGCGTTATGCAGAGCCTTGTTGTGGTCAGGGGGATTTGGTGGAACTCCTGTATGATGCAGCAATCTGTAAATGGGAGAGCGACATTGAGGCCAGAGGTTGTGGTTATCTATACGATGCCATGTGCTTGACTAAGAATGAACTACGGAAGTGTGACATTATTATCACTAACCCCCCGTACTCTCGTAAGGTAGTTTTGCCTATGATTGACCACTTCATCAGTTTGAAGCCTACGTGGTTACTTCTTCCCGCAGATTGGATGCACAACAAATACTTTGGACCTTACATGGATAGGTGTTCTAAAGTTATTTCAGTGGGGAGGTTGAAATGGTTTAAGGATAGCCTACATAGTAGTACAGACAACTACTGCTGGTACTACTGGAAGCACAAAGCCTCTAGTGATACAGATACAATTTTTATAGGAAGGGATACCTAATGATTACTGCACAAGACCTGGAAGACCTTGGCTACTTTGAAGCCTATGATAAAGGTCAGAAATACAGTACACCTATGGACATGGTACAGGAGTTCAAGTTTACTTCTAACCAACAAACCAATATCGAAATGTCCCGTAAGTTGATCCGAGAAGAGTTTGATGAATGGTTGATTGAGGTACTGAATCCTAACGGAAGTAACGTGGCTGAACTGAAAGAACTGTGTGACCTGATCTACGTTATCTATGGGTATGCACTTAATCGTAATTGGGATTTGGATGAAGCATTGACACGAGTACACGAGAATAATATGGGACGTATGTTTCAAGACGATGGCACTATTAAACGTAGGGAGGACGGTAAGGTGATCAAGAACCCGTTGTATCCTAAAGTTGATCTAGGGGATCTGGCACAATGAATATTTTTAGGCGCTACCTTAACTACCTCATGACTTGGCGACTTCACAGGCAAGCAGTCAAGCAGTTAAACAAAATGACTGACCGAGAGTTGAGAGACATTGGTTTGAACCGCAATGATATTGACCGGATGGTTTGGCTAGAAGAGGATAAGAATGCTAGACCAAAAGGGGACTGACTTATGACACCAGAAAGAGTTACAGTAATCATTCTAACCCTGTTTGGTCTAGTACTGCTCGGTAGATACTTAGGAGGATAGATGAGTTTTGTAACACCAGCATGGGTAATAGCAGGAGACGGAGTAATCAACCAATACCGCGAAGGTAGGATTAGTCTAGAATACGCAGAGAAGAAATTGAAAGACTTGGGTGTACCAGAGAGTATGCTTAACCGGTTGTATGAAAAGGGAAAAGAAACAGATGAGTAACTACCTACCAACAGACTACCAAACATTTATCGCCACCTCTCGTTATGCACGATGGCTAGAAGACCTATTGCGGCGAGAGAACTATGGTGAGACTGTAGAACGATACATGACTAATATTGTAGACACAGTGATTACTCCGGGCCGTACTACTATTAATAAAGAGATCCATGACGCTATTTTGGCTACAGAAGTAATGCCTAGTATGCGGGCTATGATGACTGCTGGTCCTGCTTCTATGCGCGACAATACCTGTATGTATAACTGTGCTTATGCTGCAGTAGATCACCCTTGGGCTTTTGACGAAGCTATGTTTATCCTTCTCTGTGGTACAGGTGTAGGGTTCTCAGTAGAACGACAGAGTATTACTAAGCTGCCTTCTGTGCCAGATGAATTGTTCCCTAGTGAGACTACGGTTGTGGTTAAGGATAGCAAGGAAGGTTGGGCAAAGGCACTACGTCAAGTTATGTCCTTGTTGTGGTCAGGAGAGATTCCTAAGTGGGATGTATCTCTTGTTCGTCCTGCTGGGGCTAAACTTAAGACCTTTGGTGGTCGAGCCTCTGGTCCTGCACCTCTTGTTGATCTATTCAATTTTGTCGTATCAAAGTTCAAAGGTGCTAAGGGTCGTAAGCTAAACTCTGTAGAATGCCATGACATTATGTGTAAGATTGGCGAGGTTGTAGTAGTTGGTGGTGTACGTCGATCTGCTATGATTTCTTTGTCTAACCTTTCAGATGATCGGATGCGTCACGCTAAGTCTGGCAACTGGTGGGAGAACGAAGGCCAACGTGCTCTTGCAAACAACTCTGTAAGCTACACAGAGAAGCCTGACGCTATGTCCTTTATGCGAGAGTGGGTAGCCCTAGCCGAGAGTGGCTCAGGTGAACGTGGGGTCTTTAATAGAGAGGCATCTAAGAAGCAGGCAGCAAAGAATGGGCGTAGGGATGCTGACTATGAGTTTGGTACTAACCCTTGTAGTGAGATTATCCTTCGACCTAACCAGTTCTGTAATCTTACTGAGGTTGTAGTACGTGCAACAGATACACTGGAAGACCTTGAGCGTAAGGTACGTCTTGCTACGATCTTGGGTACAGTGCAGTCTACTTACACTAAGTTCCCTTATCTACGTAAGGTATGGCAGCGTAACACAGAAGAAGAGCGGTTGCTTGGGGTCTCACTAACAGGGATCATGGACAACCCTCTAATGACAACAAAGAACCAAGGATTGGAGAAACTTCTTGAGCACCTTAGAAAACTTGCTGTCGATACTAATCTGGAGTGGAGCGGTCGCCTTGGTATTCCTAGCAGTGCGGCTATCACTTGCGTCAAACCCTCTGGCACAGTTTCTCAGTTGGTTGATTCTGCTTCTGGGATTCATGCTAGGTATTCTCCTTACTATATACGGACTGTAAGGGGTGACAACAAAGATCCACTGACTAAGTTTATGTCTGACATGGGTGTACCTAATGAGCCTTGTGTGATGAAGCCGGAGACTACTACAGTCTTTAGTTTCCCCCAGAGGTCTCCAGAGGGTGCAGTGGTTACATCTGATATGACTGCCATTGATCAACTAGAGACCTGGTTGGTTTATCAGCGTCATTGGTGTGAGCATAAGCCTAGTGTTACTATCTCTGTACGACCAGAAGAGTGGTTTGAGGTAGGGGCATTTGTCTACAAGCACTTTGATGAAATGTCTGGTGTGTCTTTCCTACCCTACAGTGAGCACACTTATCAACAAGCACCTTATCAAGAGATTGACAAAAAGGCATATGATCTGCTACTATTGAGTATGCCAAAGAATATTGATTGGTCTAAGTTGAGTGAGTATGAAGTAGAAGACAACACCTCTGGTATGCAGACGATGGCCTGTAGTGGTGACACTGGCTGTGAAATCGTGGATATTTAACGTAGCATTAAGGGTGTCCGAAGAGAACTACATATTTTGGACACCCAATAAGGAGACTGACTGATGGCTACTGACGATCACGGAAAGTGTGTGCATTGTGATTTTGATTTAAACGGGGAAAGGGTTTACGACTACTTCTTAAAAGAGTGTGAGGGTGATTGGCAGAAGGCATTAGCTGCAGCTTCTATGTACGGGGCAGGCCCAGATAGAGGTAGGTTTGGTAAAGAGATCTATGTGAAGGGTTACGATACAGACTGGAAGAAACTCCCCCCTTACTTTCAATGCCCTGAGTGCGGAGAGAAATGTTATGACACTAACAAAGGAGTTTAACCCGATGTTCACAATAATTAGTAGGAACAACTGCCCATACTGTTTGAAGGCTAAAGAACTTCTCTCAGGTAATGGTATCTTTTATAAGGAGTTTAATATTGAAGAGATAGAACACAAGTGGTTACTCGACCTAGTAAGGAAGGCAGGGATTAAAACAGTACCTCAAATCTACGATATGTCTGGTCGATATGTTGGTGGATACACAGAACTCAAAGACCTAATTGATAGTCTAGAAGGAAGCTCCCCATGAAAGATGTTACAGTTGTAATTGCCACAGTTTATGACCTTTGGTCTATAGAGGTTATGAACCCCGAATTTGACAGGGTACTCTACAGCGACTACTGGTCCCCTAACGATTCTGAAAGTGGTGTGGGTGGAGAAAAAAGGTTCGCTAAACTCTTAGAGTACCTCGGCCACCAAGTAGAAGTACAAGACACCTATTAATAGTAAACTAGAAGGATAAACAATGTCACGTCAGCAACCCAAGGTTAAGACGGAGCGAGTAGTAACTAAGTTTGATAAGGCTAAAAAGTCTATTGAATTGGTAGCAAAGAACGACAACCAAGACTTCTACATAAAATCCCTAAGGACTAAAGATCAGGTGGTAGTCTTCGGTCCAGCAGGTACAGGTAAGACCTATGTAGTAGCCACAGAAGCAGCCTCTCTGTACCATACTAAGGGTATTAGTCGTATCATCATCACTCGCCCTCATGTAGCTGTGGGTAAAGAGGTGGGGTTCCTTCCTGGTACACTAGAAGAGAAGTGTGCTCCTTGGTCACTACCAGTTATTGATGTACTAGAACGTCACTTGGGTAAGGGTGTGGTGGAGACAGGACTAAAGAATGGGAATATTGAAACGGCCCCTCTCGCTCTTATGCGTGGTCGTAGCTTTGATAACTCTTTCGTTATTGTAGATGAAGCACAGAACATTACTCTGCAGGAGCTTAAGATGGTGCTAACTCGTATCGGTGAAGGTTCTAAGCTAGTTCTTAATGGTGATATTCAACAGTCTGATCTTAAAGAAGGTGATGGGCTGACTAAGATTATCCACTTGATTAAGAAACACTGCCTTGATATCCCTATCGTAGAGTTTACATTGGAGGATATTGTCCGTTCTGGTATTACTAAGGAGTGGGTGAAAGTCTTTACAAAGGAAGGTGTGTAGTATGAGCGATAATGCTCCAAAGGGAAGAAGTGAAGAGTTCTTGGCAGAGATAAGACACAAGTGGCGTCTTAACGATCTAGGTCAGTTGGTAGTGAACAATAAGTACCATACGTCGTCTGAGGTCGGTAGTGTCTTTAAGGGATCGTTGGACGGTAGGGGGTATCGCATCGCCGGGGTGCAAAAGGTTTATCCTAAACTGCACCAGATCGTTTGGTACCTACATACAGGGACGTGGCCTAATCAACCCTTAGATCACATTGATGGGGATAAAACTAATAACCACCCAGATAATCTTAGATTGGTTACCAACAAAGAAAACCACAGGGCTTATCGGAAAAACCATAAAGGCTCTAGTAGTAAGTGGCGTGGCGTATCTTGGTATAAGAGAAACTGTAAGTGGCGTAGCTGTATTCGTGTGGATGATAAGTTGAAACATCTGGGTTACTTTACCTGTCAAAAAGAAGCCGCACTAGCATACAACTACGCAGCCATTGAACACGGGTACTCGCCAGAAGCACTAAACCAAGTGTTTGCAGATGATGAAGTAGAGGTTACATAGTATGACTAACAAAGAGGAAGATATTTACGGGGATCTTGACCCATGGGACTTGTTTGCTAGCAGTTTAGCATTAGGTATAGTATCTGGCATCAGTTGGGAAGAACTTTGGTTTGCCATTAACTTGTCAGAAGACGCAGAACAGTTTGATGCAGCGGTATGGGCTACATGTGAACTTGGTGATATAGTAAAGGAACACAGCAATGGAAAAACCTAACTTTGATTTAATCTCTGATGGTCAGGTGGTAAGAAAAGTTTATCTGAGCTATGCTACTGGGAAAATCATAGACGAATTAGGTTATGAATATCCTCAACGTAGATCAGACAAGTTCTGGGATGATTATACCTTTAAACCTATCTCAGAGAGTGATCAGGAACCAGAAGTGAAAGACAACGTAAACAACCCGTCTCATTACGGGCAGGGGAATATTGAGGCTATCGACTATATTGAGGATATGCTAACAGAGGAGGAATATGTAGGATACCTAAGAGGGAATATCGCAAAGTATCTACACCGCTGGCGCTACAAGAATGGCCTAGAAGACTTGGAGAAAGCCCAGTGGTACCTTAACAGACTAATCGAAACACAAAAGGAATAGAATATGTTTACAGCAGCATTGATCCTGTGCAGTATGACAAATATTACTAACTGCCAAGGTATGAGTTCTCAGAGCATCTATACCACACTAGAAGCCTGTGAAGCACAGAAAGTACAGGCAGAAGATTATTTTAGTGAGCGAGGTATTGTAGTAATGGCATACCGTTGCATTAACTGGGGTTCCCCCGCGTAAGGATATGAGGAGTTACAATGGAATGGTCTACTATATTGGATATAATTATTATCCTTCTTTTGGTGGTCGATATTATAATCTATCATCGGACGTATGGGGTAATTAGGGACGTGTCTATTATCACATCCTATGTGTTCAATTACCTGAAACAAAAAGACGATAAGTTTTAAACAAATAAGGCCCCCACTGGAATTAACCATGGGGGCCTTTTTGTATCTATCAATGTAAAGTTATGCTAGGCACAACCAGCGTCGAAGCCTTTTACGACTACAGACCACTTGTTGATCACTTGTGGTGGGGTACTACCGGAGTACTCTAAGGTGGTCTCTACAGCCTCGTCTATGGGCCTCTCAAGCACCTCACAGATAGCACTATCGGTAGCAGTGTTACTTACCCCTGTCCCTAAAGTACTGCAAGCTGTCAGTAGCATTATTAGGGTCAGAGTTAGGAGTATTCTTGATTGCATCCCTAATGACCTTCCTTTTTGTGTTCTGTAGTTCCTGTAGTTCCAGTTGCAGTTTGTCTCTTTCTGCCGACTGAATATACTGGATCGTGAAGTATGAAATCAAGCAGGCAACCAAAGCAGTCACCACAATAAGAACTACTTTTGATCCAGCAAGTGCACGTAGTATCATCATTCAAACTCTACCCTCTCTTTACTAAAGTATCCTTCTACAGTAGGTTGTTTAAACCCAAAAGCTGCCATAGCAAAGACTGTAAAGGGCCACACTACAATAGAGAGTTCTTCTGTTTGACCTTTGTATCCAAGGTAAACTAAGCACATAAGCAGGCCTACAGATATCTCTCTAGACCAAGTGCGTTTCTTATTTACGGGTTTGGCTTTGTCCATGGTCTCTCCAATCGGGCAAAGACCTTAGAAACTCTATCTTTACCACAAGTGTGTATAGTGCGTAGTTCAATAATGTCGAAACCTTCCAGTAGTACAGTGATACTCAAACCCTGCTCTCCAGGATCTCTATCGAACTGTTTACCTTGTAGTTCCTCTAGACCTGTTTTATCTTTAAACTCTAGGTAATCAGGGAGAATACCAATACCAACTACAGAGAACCTGTCTAACCTACAACCCTCGTTTTTTACAAAGTAGTAGTCAATGTCTACAGCATCCTCTTTCCATATAACCTGTACC